ATTCTATACCTTACAGACAACAGAGCGTGGTGGTATGTGGTAGTAAACCATGTGCGCCATTATCTTATTAACCAATATATAAAACAAATTAGAAAATAACTTTAAATTGATAGGCGGTATATTTATGGCTGGAAAGGGCGGAGCTAGGCCAGGGGCTGGAAGGCCTCCAAAAAGTACAGTAGAGAAAAGTACCATAGATAAATCAAGTATAGAAAAATTAAAGAAATTAGGTATAGATCCTATTAGTATATTAGTTAAAGAATTATCTAAGCTTAAAGGCAAAGATGATTTTAGATCACAAAATTTACGAGTTCGAATAGCTGAAAAGTTATTAGAATATGGGTATCAAAAGCAACCAGTTGGTCAAGCTTCATTGCAACAGGCAAACGTGCCAGTTTTAACTATAGTGCAAAAAACTGAACCAACGCTTAAACCCATAGATATATTAGAGAATAGCGAAACCGTTATTAACCATGCGCTAGATAAAGATGACGAAACTAACTGAGAAAGTTTATAAGGTATACATCACATACTATACCGACGGATCTTATTATATTGGTTTTACCGCTAAATACGGAACGGCATTAGCTACTTATTTCGGTTCAAATACGATCCGAGATAAATTGGTAAGTCATAAAGACGTTATTTTTACTTCTAAAAGTAAAGCAACGGCTAAACTTTTTGAGCTTCTTTTACAATTATCCAGATTGGATTCCTCTTGGTGTGTGAACAGCATGTTAAACGTGAGAGTTAGAAAAGAGCACATGAAGGACTTACCGAAGTTTAAATTAACTTTTGAAGACGATAAATACAACAACAAAGATAAACAATGAATATAGATAAACTAAGAGAACAATTAAAAATTGATGAAGGTGTTAAATACGAAATATATAACGACCATTTAGGATATCCAACATTTGGTATTGGTCATTTAATAACTGAAAAGGATCCTGAACACGGTAAACCTGTTGGAACAGAAGTTTCTGCAGATAGGGTTAATGAAGTATTTAATGCTGATGTACAATTATATATAAATGAAACTAAAAAAGTATTTTCAGATTTAGAATCTAAACCTGAAGCAATACAATTAGTACTTGTTAATATGTGTTTTAATTTAGGTGCTCCAAGATTAAGTAATTTTAAAAAATTTATTGCTGCAATTAATGATGAACAATGGTCTGAAGCGGCTGTTGAAATGATGGATAGCAGATGGGCTAGACAAGTTGGTCCAAGAGCAGAAAGATTAAGAGACGTTGTTTTAGCACAAGCTAACTGAGAGCATAATAATAAATCTTTGGATATATATTCAAAATATAGTAAATAAATATGAATCATAAAATAGAACTTTTCGACTTTCAACAGGAAGTTTTAACTGATCCTGCTAGATTTAAAATAATGGCATCAGGAAGAAGAGTTGGAAAATCATATTTAGCAGCCGTTGCTGCATATAATCATTGTTTAGAACAATCAAACAGAAGAGCCTTAATAATTGGTCCAACTGTTTCAATGATAAGAGAATCTATTTGGACAACATTAAAAAGTTTGGTGCATCCAGATCATATAAATGGTTATCCAAGAGAAATAGATTTAGAGATAAGATTTATTAATGGATCTAAAATTACCTTAAAAGGTTTTGATAGACCAGATAGTTTAAGAGGTATATCACCATCACCTACATTTATTGTATTAGATGAGTTTGCCTTTATTAAACAAAATGCATTCACTGAGGTTATATTACCTATGACTTCAGATCCACAAAGAAGAGCAAGTGTATTTGTAATAAGTACACCAAAAGGTATAACTAATGACTTTTATAAGTTATGGGTTAAAGGTCAAGAGGATAAAACAGGCTTATGGAAGTCTTGGCAGTTTACTGCTGAACATGTTAGGCCTGATATGAAAGATGAAATAGAACTTGCTCGGGTTACAATGGATGAAAAAAGTTTTAACCAAGAATATTGCGCCACTTTTAATAATACTGGTGATGCTGTATTTTATAATTTTAATAGAAATATACATGTAACAAATAATTTATTACCTATTGAAGAAGGTGAACCAGTACATATAAGCATTGACTTTAATGTTAAGATAATGGCTTCAACTGTATGGTGCCACCGTGGTAACCAATTACATGCAATGGATGAGTTTTACGGTAATGCTGATACTCATCAATTAATTAGATCTATAAAGGGTAGATATAAAAATAGAGATATAATATGTTATCCTGATGCATCTGGTAGAGCAATGAAAACAAGTGCTGCTACAGGTACAACAGATTTTAGTATATTAAGGAATGCAGGGTTTAAAGTATTAGCAAGGTCTAAACAACCACCATTGGTTGATAGTGTTAATGCTGTTAATGCATTGTTAAAAGATGCTAAAGGTAATACAAGATTATATTTTAATAAAGAAAAGACTCCAAGAACAATTGCCTCAGTTGAGACAACAACTTGGAAAGAAGGTTTTACTACAGGTATGGATAATGCTATTATCGACAAATCTAAAGGTGTTGAACACTTTTCAGATGGTGTAAGATATATATGTGAATTCTTGTATCCTATAGGTAAACATAAACCACAAATTATCCGTGATAGGACGTGGTCATTTTAAGCCGTGCTTAATTAATCAATATTATATTATAAAGTTAATCAATGGTAGCTATTAATCAAATGGCACTTAACCATTGGTGTTTAAGGCTTATTTAAATTTTTGTGGTCCGAAAGCCAATCATTCGGTCCGAGCTTTTTCAATTATACCGCCTAGAGCCCAGCAAAAACTATGTTTAGCTTGGTAAAGGTGGCTGTACGTACTGAGCGCTTTCAATTCAAATAGAACTGACTGACCGCCTAGTAGGCTCGGGGCGTTAATGGGCTGATGGGCGTGGAGGGGGACTAGAGATCCCTTTGGCGTCAGGCTAGGGTGGCCAATCGCACTTTGACGAACACCAATTTCTTTTGATCTTGGATCGGCCAAATCAAAAATTATTTTAATTAATCCGAGCCAAACGTTTTGGTTCATTCTAAAGTTTAGGAAACACAATATGGCAATTAGATATAAAAACAGTTCAATCGTTAAATCAACGACAACTGCCAAAGGCCCAGGATATCCAAATGATGAATACCTGAGTCAAGTAAACGAATGGAAACGAAACAGAGCAATTATCCAAGGTCCATCATATACCAAGGATTATGATTCTGTGCCTTCAAGTGACAATTTATTACTTCCGTTTAACCCTACAATGACACAAGAGCAATATGATTTTTATAAAGCTGAAGCTGAGGTACCAGGAGTATCTAGTGAATTTTGTAAAATGATTATAGGTGGTTTATTAAGAAAACAACCAATGCTAGAAATTACTGGGGCTCCAGACGAAGCAAAGCAATGGATATTAGATGATATTGGATCAGATAAATCAAATTTAATATCATTTTTAAGCACTGCTTTATGGGAAGAATTACAAACATCAAGAGCTTTTATACAAATAGACTTTCCTGTTGTAGATTTAGAAAATTTAACACCAGCTGAAAGAAAAGAAGTTAAACCATATCCAGTATTACATCATGCTGAAAATATTGTTAACTGGTCAGAATCTACTGATGCAAAAGGTCAAGTAAAATTAGATCAATTAATTACTAGATACTTTGTACTTGAACATGATCCAAATAGTCCATTTCATCCAAAATATATTGATACTGTACAAGTTCATAGATTAGATGAAGCGGGTTTATATTCAATTGACACATATATTAGAAATACATCTGATACACCAACATTTATTGATGGTGGAGTTGATTATAATTTTGATCAATTAACAGATGATTGGGTTTTAAAAGGAACTAATTCAAATTTATTTCAAAATGGCAAAAGAATGGATTATATTCCATTTTATCCGTTAAATGGATCTGTTGAATGTGTAGATCCTTTAATGACCGCTATTGTAAATAGAGAAATTGCTTTATATAATAAAATTTCAAGAAGAAACCATTTATTATATTTAAGTGCAACTTATACACCAGTTGTTAAATCTGATTCATTAACAGAATCTGAAAAAGATGATCTTGTTAAACAAGGTCTTGGTACTTGGTTATTTGTTAATAAAGATGATACTGTTGAAACATTACAAACGCCTACAAATGCACTTTCTGATATGGAAGAAGCTATTAAAGGTGGTTATGATGAATTAACTAGAATTGGTGTTAAAATGTTAAGTTTAGAGCCTAACAATTCGGATCAATCCGGTGTTGCCTTAAGCTTAAGAAATGCTGCACAAAATGCTGCTTTAGCAAGTTTAAATGCTAAAATATCAGAAAGCATGAAAAAAATTATTAAACACATGATTAATTGGAGATATGATTTAAATATTTCTGAACAAGACATAAGATTTAATTTATCTTCTGACTTCAATGCGTCTCCAAGAGGAAGTGATTGGATGAGATTAATTACTGAATGGTATCAAAATGGATTAATTCCAAGATCAACATTCTTAGAAGTTGCTAAAAATAATGATGCAATTCCTACAGATTATGATGATACTAAAGGTAATGATGAAATATCTCAAGATAATCGAATTATTTCTCCTAGAGAACAATATGAACAAGAAATAAACGTTATTCAAGGTACTAATAATACGGAGAATTAAACGGAGGAGGTCATCATGAAATGGTGGCAATTTAATTCTATAATTCTAACTTTAATGTTCCTTCTTGCTTTATGGCAAGGAGGGCATTTAAATGATGAATTATTATATATAAAGGAATTTATGCAAAAATGATTAATAATGATACTGTAGTGACTGCTAGTTTATTTGGTATAACAGCAGGAATAACTACACAGTCTATGATTGCTATAATAGTTGGTGCAATAGCCGTTGGGGTTGTTCAACCATTTTTTAGAGTACTTTGGACGAATAAATTAAACCAAGAAATTAAAAAGAATAGAAAAATAAAATATATATGTTTAGCATGTAAAAGGAAGAAAAGACGAAAATGAAAATAAATGAAAATACAAGCATTGCTATGCCAATTAGGAATATGCTAGCAATCGTCGCTGCAGTTGCAATGGGAGTATTTGCATATACAGAAGTTACAGCAAGATTAACAAGTTTAGAAACAAGTAGAGAATTATTTCAGGCTGATTTATTAAAAAAGTCTGAACAAAAACCAACAGATCAAGAACAATTTATGTTAATAGAAAGTTTATTTGGTGATGTTGAAAAATTAATTGAAAATCAAGAACAAAATATGACCAATAAAGTTAATATTGAGTTCTTAAAAACACAACTTGAAAAGGCCTTGGAAGATATTGAAAATTTAAAAGAAAAGGTCAGAAAAAACGGGACATATTAAAATGATAGAAACTGTCATAGCGCTTTTGATGATAGTTAATAATGAAATAGTAGAGCATAGAATTCAACCCTCTATGAGTGTTTGTCTAAAGGGTAAAAGGTACGCGGAACGTTCGGAAACTGGTGATAATTTAAAACATCAATGTATAAAATCGAAAGCTGAAATTGAAAAAAATATCGACGGTTCGTACACAATAAAAAAACTAATATTAGAATAATTACAAAGGAAAAGTATTTAAGGAAATGAAATATATATTGTATTTAAGTTTAACAATATATTTAATGTCAATTACTGTACTTGCAATGGAAGCATATACAGTTTTATAAAAGGAAAAATGAATATATGATAGTAGAAGATAGAGATGATTTACTCACAGATTTTGGTAAAACAACATTAAAAGACAGGTATCTGTTACCTGATGAAAATAGCCCACAAGAGGCTTTTTACAGAGCAGCAAAAGCTTATTCGGATAATGATGAAATGGCTGAGAGGATTTATAATTATGCATCTAAATTATGGTTTATGTATTCAACTCCGATATTAAGTAATGGCGGAACAGAACGAGGTATGCCAATTTCATGTTTCCTAAATTATGTTGCTGATAGTAGAGAAGGATTAACTGGTCATTATACTGAAAATGCTTGGTTAACATCTATTGGTGGTGGTATTGGAGGA